GAAGGTAAAAGAAAAACCCTCATTAGGAAACTGGCAGGATTGAGCATGGCAGCTGGAGCGACCATCATAGGTGGTGCAGCTGCCCCTGTTGGCGCAACATTTGCTCCACTGGCTATGTCATCTGGCGCTTATTAACATTATTTTTCTTTTAGAAAAAACTATTTGTATAAATAATAACAACTTAACAAATAAAGTCAACGAACAATCATGAAACTCATTACCGAACATTCAGATAACATCGAATACATGATCGAAAAAAATGATGCTGGTATCAAACAGTATCGTATCGAAGGTGTATTCGCCCAGGCTGAAAAGAAGAATCGTAATGGTCGTGTTTACGGTAAAGGTATTCTTGAAAGCGCTGTTGGCAAATATATCCAGGAACAGGTCCAAGAAAATAGGGCAGTTGGCGAATTGAACCACCCTAACGGACCAACAATTAACCTGGATAGAGTTTCCCATCGCATTATCGACCTTCGTTTTGAAGGTAATGATGTGGTGGGCAATGCACTTATTCTTGACACCCCAATGGGAAAAATCGTGAAAGGTTTATTGGAAGGTGGCGTTAAGCTAGGTGTTTCTACTCGTGGTATGGGAAGTCTTGAGAGACGCAATGATGCAAATTACGTTAAGGATGATTTTCAGCTGTCAACAGTTGATATCGTCCAGGATCCTTCGGCTCCGTCAGCTTTTGTTAATGGGATAATGGAAGGCGTTGAATGGGTTTGGAATAATGGCATCCTTGAAGCTCAAGAAATTGAAAAAATTGAGACTGAAATAAAGAATACACGCAAAGAAGACCGCTCTTTGGTTGAAATGCGTGAATTCAAAAATTTCCTCTCTAAATTACAAAATTTAATTTAAAGATAATAGAGAGGGATAATTTAATGGAAAATTATCAAATTGATCCAAAAGGTGCTCAACCTAATGGTGACGGAACTTACACTGACTCAGGTCAGGCTGAAATTGATGCAGCTAAAAATGCTGGTCCCCAAGCAGCTCCTCGTGGTCCTGCTGATCAAATGGGTACTGGTGAAGTACAAGCTGCTCAAGACGAGAATGCTCAACTTAAAGCTCAAATGATTCAAATGCTCCGTGCATTGACTGGCGGTGCTGTACAACAGGCAGCTCAACCAGTAATGAATGCAACTGGCGCTTCAACAAATGAAAGCTTTGATGAACTCGAAGACAAAGATGAAATTATTGATGTGATTGAATCACGTCTTGATGAAATGTCTGACGAAGAATTTGAAGAATCATTTGATGACATCATCGAAGCTATTTCTGAAGCAATTGATGCTGATGAATATGATGAAGATGAATCTTATGACAATCAATTAGATATTCCTGAAAATACTTACAATTTCAGTGAAGATCTGAATGCTCTTGTTGAATCTGAATCTACTTTGTCTAGCGAATTCCGTGAAAAAGCAGCAACAATTTTCGAAGCTGCTATTAATGCTAAATTGTCTGAAACTGTTTCTCATATTGAAGAACAACTTCAAGCACAATTTGACGAAAGACTTGAAGAAGCTCGTGTAGAGATTGTCGAGTCAGTCGATGAATATATGGATTTTGTTGTTGAACAGTGGGTTGCAGACAATGAATTGGCTATTGAAGCTGGACTAAGAACTCAAGTTGCTGAAAACTTCATGGAAGGTTTGAAGCAATTGTTCGCTGAGCATTATATTGATGTTCCTGAATCAAAAGTTGACATGGTTGATGAACTTTCTGAGAGAGTCGTCGATCTTGAAGATGAATTGAATAATACAATCGAAAATGCAATGGCTATTGCTGAAGAGTTAAATAGCTATAAACGCGATTATATTATTAATGAAATGTCAACAGGTCTTGTTGCATCTCAAGTAGAAAAACTAAAAGCTTTGGCTGAAAACTTAGATTTTGAAGATGAAGAAACTTTTGTTGAAAAAGTAAATTATCTTCGTTCATCTTATTTCAATAACACTAATACACAAACTAGTCAAGCGGATTTTGACTACATGTATGAAGATACTGAGGGCTCTTCTTTTAACGAAGATATCTCAACTTCTCCAGAAATGTCTTCCTATATTTCCGCACTTAGATCTCAAAATAAAGGGTAAATAACAACATGATGCCTCAAATCTCTTACGACAACTTGGTAAGCAAGTGGTCTCCTGTTCTTGAAGAACAATCTGCTGGTGGTATTAAAGATTATCACCGTAAATCAGTAACCGCCGTAATGTTGGAAAACCAACAGAAAGCATTGCAAGAAGAGCGTGCAAATGCTTCTTTCTTGTCAGAAGATGCTCCTGCTGGTGCTAACACTGGTTCAATTGGCCGTTGGGATCCAGTATTGATCTCATTGGTTCGCCGTTCAATGCCAAACCTGATGGCTTATGACGTTTGTGGCGTTCAGCCAATGACTGGTCCTACTGGCCTGATCTTCGCAATGAAGTCACGTTATGGTGCAGGTTCAACTGGTTCAACCGAAGCACTGTTCAACGAAGCTAACACTGCCTACTCAGGTACTCAAGCTACTGGTACTCACGTTGCCAACAACGCTTCTGGTCTGGCTGGTGTTACCGATGCTGATGGTGACTCTTCTATTGGTGACTCAGATCGTGTTACCGATATCTTTGCTGGTGGTATGACCACTGACTCTGCTGAAGCACTTGGTGATTCCCTTGGCAATCCGTTCCCAGAGATGGGCTTCACAATCGAGAAGCAGGTCGTTGAGGCCAAAACTCGTGCGTTGAAGGCTGAGTACACAATGGAATTGGCTCAAGACTTGAAAGCAATTCATGGCTTGGATGCTGAAACCGAATTGGCTAACATTCTGTCAACTGAAATCTTGGCGGAAATCAACCGTGAAGTTATCCGTACCATCAACTCTCAAGCAAAAATTGGTGCTGATAAAGCTTATCACAACAACGCTACTACTGGTATCTTTGACCTGGATACTGATGCTGATGGCCGTTGGTCTGTCGAGAAGTTCAAGGGTCTGTTGCTCCAGTTGGATATGGAAGCCAACCGTATTGCAAAAGAGACTCGTAGAGGTCGTGGTAACTTCATCATCTGTTCCTCTGATGTAGCTTCTGCTCTTCGTGCAGCTAAGTTGTTGGATTACACTCCTGAACTGGTTGCTCAGTTGCAAGTTGATGATACTGGTAACACCTTTGCTGGTGTTCTGTATGGTGGCATGAAGGTTTATATTGATCCTTATGCAACTGCTAACTATGTAACTGTTGGTTACAAGGGCGCTAACCCTTACGATGCTGGTGTGTTCTACACTCCTTACGTTCCACTGACCATGGTCCGTGCCGTTGGTGAGAAAGACTTCCAGCCAAAAATCGGCTTCAAGACTCGTTACGGTATGGCTTCTAACCCATTTGTTGGTAGCACTCCTACTTCAAATGGTCTGGCTGCTGTTCGCACCAACCAGTACTACAGAATCTTCCGTGTTGATAACATTCTGTAAACAATATAACAATAATAATAAGTTATAAATACTTGGGTGAGGTTCTTTTTGGGCCTCACCCTTTTTATTTTACAGGAAAGAAATAAAAAAATGTATTCAGATCCAAAACCATTATATGCTTTAATACAAAAAGCAAGAGAAACAATGATGGGCGCTAAACCATTACGTCAAGCAATCGAAGACCCCAATATGAACGATCATAGAATCGGACAAGAAATTATCCATCATCAACAACCAATTACTTCAGGTAAAGATGTTGATAATGCTGTTGATCATTATCGTAATGAATTGAATAATCATGAACCTGGATCCGCAAATCATAATAAAATCACCCAAGAAATTCTTCCAGGTCTTTTAAAACAAAGAGTGATGTTTGATAACAATATTCATCCAGCACAAATGGCTAGACCGAGATTCTAAAAAATGGCATTGGCAACTCAAAATTTTAGTTACTTACAACCAAGTGGCTTTAAAATTATTATTAATAGACAAGCATATCCTGCTTTACAGTTTTTGGCCACATCTGTAACTCACCCAACAGTATCCTTACCTAATGCTAGATTTGCAATTCCTAGATATGAAGGGGTTGCTCTTCCGGGTGATACTTTATCATTTACTAACTTGATCATGGAAGTTATTCTAGATGAAGATCTTCAATCTTATAATGAAATGTATTCATGGATGAAACGAATCACCACTGAACATCATAATATGATTGATCAGGACGAATGTAATGGTATTATTTCTTCGGATGCATCAATCAGAATTTGTGTTGTTAATGGTAGTAACAATGTTGAGCATAATTTTGAATATAAGAATGCAGTACCAGTATCTCTTTCTGCTATTCAATTTGCCTCATCGGTCAATACAGTTGATTACGTGACATTTACAGCGGAATTTGCTATATCTGAATTTGAGCTGGATGGCCAATAACTTACGTATTTATTAGGAGACTTTTATTATGAATTATGATGAACTTTTTGAAATGTGGGAACAAGACTCGGTTATTGAAATGAATCGTTATGAGGATGCTAGCATTAACGGTGCTCGTTTGCATGCTAAGTACCTACGATTGTATTCTGAAGCCAAAATGGTTCGAAAAAAACTTGATGCTGATTTTGATGTGCTGGTTCGTGATAAAAAAATCTATTTTGACGGAAAAATGTCGAATGAAGAAATTCGTGAACGTGGTTGGAAATTTGATCCATTTGATGGTCTCAAGGTTCTTAAATCAGATGTTGATAAATTCATGAAGGCTGATCCTGATGTGGTCAAGGCTGAACTTGCTTATGAGGAAGCCAAGATCATTGAGGAAGCCCTTAAGGAAATGATGGATGCACTCAAATGGCGTTACCAAACCATTCGTAATATTTTGGAATGGAGAAAATTTGAAGCTGGGGTCTAATGATATTAAAAGAAAATACAATTCATGTTAGGCAGCGTAATTACGCCAACCTTAATGTATTTGCCGAATCATCAATAGAAAATGAGATTTCTGAATACTTTGCCTTTATGAAGGAAGGTGTTCAGCACTCAAAAAGATTCAAAGAAAAAAAATGGGATGGTAAGACCAGACTGTATTCTGTCAAAACAAAGATGTTGCCGTCTGGTCTTTATGATTACCTACTTCATTTTGCTAAGAAGCATGGTTATGATGTTGAAGTAGAAAATGATCCGCGTTATGGTCGTCCTGACACGACTACAGGCGTTTCTGAACAAGAGATGGCTAAGTTCATGCTTGGGCTTAATCTGACCTCCAAGGGCAAGGAAATCGTTCCTCATGACTATCAGTGGAATGCCTTTAAACAATTTGTGACATATGACAAAGCCTTGATTCT